CGTCAAAGAGAAGTCGGGTATGGAAGTTCAGGAAGACAAGAGTCTATATTGTGATTATGCGCGTACCGGTGGGTGGCGTACGAAGGACATGTGCGAACCGTCAAAGCCGAATTGCTTCGATACTCGTCCTCTTTATCCGCAACGAAACATCGATTACGGTTTCGTCGCACACACAAACCCGAACCACCGACACAACAATCCCAAACCCCGCATGCGATTTGATTTTAGATATGGATTAATTTTGATCATTTTGATCATTGCAGGTCTATTAATTTTAAGACGTTAAATAGGCGTGAGAGGTTTTTCATTGACACAGTACGTTCGATGACATCTGGAAGGACTTCACAACAGAAATTTTCCGCATATTTACATTGCCATACACTCTTTTTATTGATGTACGGGGGTATGAATGTAGGATCAATAATCTTAACCGCATTCATCACACGAATATACGTTTTTATGTCCACGATTCCACAGAGAATATTCTCAAGTGCGATCGTCGCCATTTTGACACGCGTTTCATGTGTTGGTTCAACCATCGTTCCGAGAAAGTTTTCATACGGAATAGACTGCTTTCGAGATACAATTTCCGTCCAATCACCACGGGGTTTTGTATTCAGGTAGTCGACAAAATCAATGTACCCGCGACCCGCAACGTATTTCATATAATTGATTTCGACGTAAGAGAGATCGGATTCAATGTCATAGACGACGAGCGCTCTCTTTAAGAATGAACTCATGTGTTCACATCCACTCTTTTCTCTAAACCACTTATAAACTCCTAAGTGCACAGTTGCCATTGTAATTTTAAGTCTAAAATGAAGTACACGTGCATCGCCAATAATACATTTTCATATTTACTCACACTCGAGGAGTTTAGGAGTAAATTACCCGAAAGTACGAGACCATCATGGATAAAGATTACAACAATCACAATGATTTCAAATTTCATTCAAGAGATTGATATCAAGAAACTTCGAGCGGCATTTGAAAAGCTTGGATCTATCAAACTTCGACGCAGTGGTTCAAAGTTCGATGGTTTCGAATGGAAACTTAAACCGACGACATTCTTTAATCAGATCACGCTCACGTATGAAGATGTGTACAGTACAAAATCAATCAAAGTTTTTCCCAATGGAAGCATTCAAGTCGCTGGGTGTTCCGATCTTTTTGATTGTAAGAGAATCATCACACAACTTACATACATTCTGAAAGTGTGTCTCAACATGGAACGTGAAATATCAGCCGATTCTTTCAGGATTGTCATGATCAATTCAAACTTCAGTCTCAATTACAATATCAATCTCATGATGGTGGCCAATCACTTTGAAAAACATAACGGGCTTTTCAAAGTGTCGTTTGAACCAGATAGGTATTCTGCAGTCAAAATTAAGTTTAAACCCGCAGAAGAAATGAAGGAGATCACGACGAGCATTTTCTCAACTGGAAAGATCATTATCACTGGCGCCGAGACTCTCAAGGAGATTGTTTTTGCATATAACATTATCAATCAGCATATCAACGAAAATCCAGCCATTCGAGTGTCCGAGACGCTGGAAAAGGAAAACTTTGATATATTTCTCGGTTACAAATGCGAATCACTCATTCCGAGAATCAGGGAAAGAGGATTTCACTCATGGTTGCGAACGATTGAGAACAGGCCAATAAATTTCTAATGTAATATTAACAAAATGTCTCAACGACTTGGTATGGCCGACGGACGATGCTTCACCATCAACACGTCTTCTCAATTGCTCAATAACAAGATTATGGAATCCAACAAAGTTCCGCTCGTCGACAACTACGCGTACCGTCAACTTCTTCAAAGAAGTGGTCCGAATTTGATTGAAAAGATTCAATCTATGCAAGATACCAACGACCGATGCTCGTCATGCGACCGGGCGTTGTGAGTAAAATATGGTAAAAAAGTTTAATGTAGTACTCCAGGATGAGCACGTGTTCTATATGTCTTAATCAGGTGAGATCACACAGACTGAATCCACCTATTCGATGTGGACATATATTTCATTCAAAGTGCCTGGACGATTGGAAAGAGAAAGGTAAGAATACATGTCCATTATGTAGAAAAGTATTCGACGTTTCACAGTTCAAAGTCACATTGACAATTCAGAATAATTATGCAGCCACATCGAATAGTATATCACTCAACGAAGATGTCATGTTTAACGTCATGGATTTGTTTGATATATCCTTTGACGTTGAAAATACAATAGATCTTGACAGCCTACTGTCCGACCTTGGGGTGAGTCTTGCCGACTTTGATTCCTCGATCACGGACACAGAATGAACTACAATACTTACTGTAATTTAAACCCGGATAGTTTCTAGACGCCTTTCTCGGATCACTTATAGCCTTACCCTTTGCATCAGTCAGAAGCGGCCCCGTCGCCCATCCACGCTTGTGACTGAATACATTAGCTTTAAAAACGATACGCTTTCCCGTTTCAATCTTTCCAGCTTGTCGGATTCTCGATTCAGGAACCTTGAAAAACTTTGCGATGCTCTTGACCGTGTCTCCATCCTTTACTTTGTACTCGACAACACCGTGTTGTACGTAAAAGTGGAAATCACCTTGACGAATATAATTCGTGGGTCGCCCAGGTGACACGAACATCATGACCTTGAAATACCCCTTCTTACATTTTTCATTACCCTTGACTTGATACACCTTTTTAGGATTGTCCGATACGACGCGTTGCGGTAAGCTTTTGCAATGCGTGTAGTTGTGTGGAAGGTTCGACATACCAGAACGATCCCCGGGGATTGATTTTTGGTAACGGTACGCTTCATAATCTCCAACAGCGTACGCGTAACAATTATTATTACCAATACCAGTGGACGTACCCCAACGTCTATTTGTAAACTTTCTTTCGGAGCCACTCAGGGGAAGTGGTGGTGCCATATACAGTTGACTCAGAAAAAAATATGGGTACATAATAAATGTTCAAGGAAATCGTCAAGGCTGAAAACAAGTCCGACATGATCACCGAAGCGCTCGTGTTCCTTCTCAATATCTTGATTGGGACCTTCCTTCTCCGTGTGTTCTGGAACCGCTCTCTCGCGAAGCACATTACCGTGCTCAAGCCGATCTCGACGCTCTTTGACGCGTTTGTGCTCTCCATCTCCATCGCCGCGGTCCGTGGTATCTAAATTTCCTTATATCCAACGTGACGCTCACCTCCCGGACCGACGAGAGTCGGAAACGCATCCGCGCCCGAGCAATCCTTTGTATCACAGTTGACGAACGTGAAAGGCTTACCAGCCTTACGCATGTAATCTAACTGTTTACGAGTCCATCCACATCCCATGGTCCCGTAAATAGTCCAGGGTTTACCCCTGGGAATATATGTAGGCACTCGAGACAACATATATAACGCGATGACAAACAAAAGCGCGAATACCAACATAATTTATACTATAGTGTTACATATTTTTTATAAACTTACACATTTGTTCCTTTGTTAATTTCGGATCTAATTTGAACATCTTGACGAGGTCTTCTTTTTTGTAGAGACGACACTTTCGCGTATCAATCTTGAGATCACCATTCTTGTTTATGAAAATACCCGGTCTTGGTTTCTTTTCAACCGCAATGCGCTTTTCAATTTCTCGCACTTGGTTCATCACAGATGGATCACGTTTCCCAAGACCAGGTCTCTTTAGTGGGACCTTCTTCTTTTCTGCTTCCTTTTGAAGCACAGCTCTCGCCCGTCTAATCGCTGAAGATGTACCAACTTTCTTTGGTTCTTCCACCTTTTTTACCATCGCGGGTCTCTTTGGTATGATCTTTGAAAGAAAGCCAGCCTTCTTTTCTTGAAGGAATGGATGCTTTAGGATGTCATCGTAGGTTGGAAGATCTTCGTGTTTCTTGAGACGAAGACGGAATGATTTAACTTCCGGACTTTCTCGGGTGAGATAAGGAGCTGGAAAGAGATCTCTAATGAATTGTTTGATAGGTAATGATTTTGAATAATGGTATATAATATTGAGAAAGTAGTGTGCGTCATACATGTAATGTGACTTTGTGGATATCCCCACATTATTCGCAAATTGCTTATCGTATACGGGATTTTTAACACCTTCTATCGTTGCGAGACCAAAGTCAATCATCACGGGTACGTTACCCTCCATGACCATGATGTTGTTCCAATGAAGATCGTGGTGTCTAAACTTGGGATACTTTTCGTGGATTTTTTTGAGGTTTCTTATGACCTGTGAAATTACTTTTCTGTACGCAATCGAACTTGGTCGAGATTTAATCCAATCTTCGAGTGATTCACCCTTGATGTATTCAAAATAAAGAATGTCCTTATCACCACACGACTTGAAGTGATACATACGGGGAACACCCATACCCCTAAGCTTCTGTGCGATACGATATTCCATCTTGGCAGATGCCTCATTTGTAATCTTTATAGCGATCCGCGTTTTACACGTGTCGTCGAGACATCCATAGAATACCGCGCCATATTGTCCCTGACCGAGCATCCTGAGTCGCCCACCCTTTTCAATTTTAATTCCAGTATTCGAGAACATTTCTTGTTTTGGGTCACACGCCTTCTTACCTCTCAAAAACTTTTTGACTTCTTCACCGACAGCATTCTTCTGAGCGTCAGTCTTAGCTCTATTGGCGATATAGACGAGGTCTGCGAGTTTGACCATACTTATTACAAGCTAAGAAAAGTTTTCGCGGTACCACACCAAAAGTGACGGTGGCCATTCTATGTTGTCGCCATATTGGTCGTACAATTCCCCATGAATATTGTCTTTAGTTTGGTACCCCTTGATGTAGTCCAAGATATCCAGGTTTTGTGTACTAATTGCACCGATCATCGTCGCCCATGAGTATAATTCCATAATTTCTTCAGACTTGTCAAGTCTAAATGCCGTAGAGCAGGTATTCATAAAAACCTCAAACATTTCAGTGGCTATTGCATGGTCTTTGTGTGACGCAATCCAGAATGTCATATAGTCTTCGTGTTCGGTGGAGCAATCTTGAAGTCTTGATTCAATTTCATAGAGGATTTGGTGTTCATTGTATCTAAGGATCTCGGGGTCACCGTATTTGATGGCTCGTGCAACTTCCATTTTGTTTTGATTACAAATATGAGATTCATACGTGACTTAGGGCGTCACGTATCAATCTTGAGATTGACTACTTATGTATGTATATTTATTCTTCATCCACTTCAATATCATCTTCTTCTTCCTCTTCCTCTTCTTCTTCCTCCTCACCTGAAGAGACACCTTGGAATGCGAACGACGGAAGCTTCGCAGACGGTTCGAGAAGCGCTTGTTGTAATCGAACAGTCACACCGAACTTGTTATCGATGAACCAGATTTGATTCAAGTCCACAATCGTGAGAACCTTTTGACCCTTTTCGACGGTATCGAGAGAAACACTCTTTCTCTTCGTATCGTAGGCTTCCGGAACAAAAGTTCCATCCGGCTTCGTGAGAATCTTAAGCTTGAGCGTCGCCGGGTATTGTTCCTTACCCGGACGCACGAGCGGCTTGTATAAGGCTTCTTTGAGCACTGCGACATTGAATTCCTTACCGAGCCATTCCTTCGAATTCTTGGCGACGGTTTCAACGATGATATCATCGAGTTGCTTCAGCTTTTCATGAAGTTCCATCGCTTCGGCGTTGTCAGTATCAAACGATAAGTCGAGAGAATACGACGTGCGTCCACTCGTTTCATCGGTGTAGGCGCTCAAGCCATACGGAGAGCGCATGTACGGAAGTTGGATGTAAAGTTTTCTGTTGTTGTCGCCATTGAGGTAGACAGCTTTGCCACCGTTCTTGTTCTTACGAAGTTTCGAAAATCCCACGGACGCGGGGTTGAATTCGGATGCTTGTTGGATAGTGAGCGACATGCTTGTGTATGTTATATCTCTAGTTGGACTCCAAACTTTAAGCAAATTTTTTTCTCCAGGAACAATAAACAATGGGTCTCTTTAAAGATTGTGGATGTGGTTGTGGCGGCTCGAAGGCGCGTGACAAGTTTGTGATCTCTATTATCTCGGCTCTACTTTTCTTTATCGTGGCGAATCCGAACACGTTCATCATCGTGCGTCGAATTCTTGGTGGTTGGGTGTCGAGTCCGAACGGGTGCCCGTCGATCGCGGGTCTCGTTTTGCACACGGCGGTATTCTTTTTGATCGTGTGGGGTATGATGCAGATTCAAAAGGAAGGATTCGCGGGTGAAGGTGAGTCGGATAAAGAAATTGAAATCTCCGATGAAGAATTAAAGAGGATCGAAGCCGAACTTGACGACGACGACGAAGACGACGAAGACGACGAGGAAGAAATGCCATCCATGGCTGAAATGCCGACGGCGGAACCGTACATGTCTGAAATCTCTTTTGCTCCGTCCCCGAA